GAACAGCCCGCTGTGGAAGGTCAACCCGAAGCAGCAGATGGGCTACCTGCAGGTCAAGAACTGGGCGCGGCTGTACTGCCCGGGGGCGATCCTTGGGGTCTACACACCCAACGAACTGGTGGATGTCGCACCGGCGCCGGCCGCACCGCGCCACATGGGCGATTTGAAGCGCGTGGACGTGCCGGCCGAGTGCCCGGATGCGCTGCGAGTGAAAGCCGAAGAGGCCGCGCTGCTGGGCGTGGATGCCTACCGCGAGTTCTTCGCCGGCCTGTCGCGTGACGACCGCAAGCTGCTGGCGCCGCTGCACGACGGAATGAAGCGGGCTGCTGCCGATGCGGATGCTGACCACGCAGCAAGCCCGCCCGCCGTGGCTGCTGCCGCTGTCGAACAGTCGGTGGACGAGTTCCGCGCCGCGCTGGGGGACTGAAACATGCTGATCGAGTACACGGACCCGCAGGGGTCGGATGCCTGGTTGCAGTCCCGGCGCGGTGTCATAACCGGTAGCCGGTTCGCGCTGGCCCGCGAGAAGCTGAAGACCGGCAAGCCCAGCGCCGCAGCCACCCGCTACGCGATGGACACGGCGCGCGAGCGGTGCGGCGGCCTGACGCTGCCCAGCGTGCAGAACCTCGCCATGCGGATCGGCAGCGAGCAAGAGGACGCGGCCCGGGCTTCCTACGAGCTGGAGACTGGCCGCATGGTGACGCAGTGCGGGTTCTTCTGCACCGAGGACCACAAGTTCGGCGTGTCGCCTGATGGCTTGGTGGGGGATGACGGGCTGATCGAGATCAAAACCATGGTTTCGAGCGAGACGCTGTTTCGCTGTGTCGTGGACGGGATCAGCGCCGACTACATCGACCAGATCAACGGCGAGATGTGGCTGCTGAACCGCCAGTGGTGCGACCTGGTGCTGTGGGCGCCTGACCTGGAAAGCATCGGCCGGGCGCTGACCGTGCGCCGCATTCATCGCAACGAGGACGCGCTGGATGAACTGGTGCGCGACCTGGTGGCGCTCGGCCGGATCGTCGACAACTACACGGCTGCACTGCGCGGCCCCAACGAGGAATGAGCATGACCAAGATCACTGCGCCACGAGTGCGCCAGACCAATCTCTACACCGTCGAGAGCAACGGCCAGCCTGTCGCCCAAGCTGAGGCGATCAGCCAGGCCGAGGCCGTGGCCCTGTGGGTTGCCAGCCAGCAGCAGCCCACGCTGGCGGCCCGGCTGTCCACGCCGCGGGAGGCCCGCGCACTGGCGCATCTGCCGCTGCTGTCGCGTGGTGCTGCCGCTGCGCCAGCGCGTGACCCGCGTGTGCCGGATCTGTTTGAGGACGCGCCGGCTGTTGCCGACCATGTGGAGGATGTGCTCGCAATGGTCCCGGAGGTCGCCGCCGAGGCTGAGTTTTCCGATGGCCTGAGCGAACAACAGGCAGAGGCTGTGTGCGCCGAGGTGCTGCGCGGTCTTGGCGACGGCCGTGCAGCAGGCAGCGAGCGCCCGCACCCGGTCTCGTCTGAGTCGAAGGGTTCCGGCAAGGTGCCCGTGAAGTACCGCGATCCCTCGACGGGTTCGACCTGGTCGGGCCGTGGCCTGAAACCGCGCTGGCTGTTTGAGGCGCTGGAGGCTGGCCGCACGCAAGACGAATTCCTGATCGACCCGGCCTGATGTGATAGGTATTTTCAATCGCGCCGGCACAAGGTCTGCGCCACAATGACGAAGCCCCGCAAGTGTTTACGCACTGCGGGTCTCCTAACCACCAACTGAAAAGGACTCAGCGATGGCTGACAAGAATTCTACCGCCCTGCGTGCCATTGGCGTGCGCACGATGTCCAGCCGAGAACTGGCGACGATCGCCGACAAGCGCCACGACAATGTGATGCGCGTTTGCCGAGACCTGCGGGACGCCGGGGTGTGTCCTCAGATTGAGGAGACCCCCTACATCGAGCCGTCAAACGGTCAGACCTATCAAGAGTGCATGCTGAACCAGCGCGACAGCTATGTCGCAATGGCTCGCCTGTCGCCCGAGTTCACGGCGCGACTGGTTGACCGCTGGCATGATCTTGAAACCGGACGCGCCCAACCGATTGCAGTCCAAGCGGGCGGCGCAATCGAGGCGGTGGCAGTGGCCGACGCGCTGGCGAACATGCTGCGGCTGGATGGATCGGCGCGGCTTGGAATGGCTCGCAAGGCTTTGGAGATCACCGCCCCTCATCTTCTGGCACTGGCGCCCGTCTACGCCATCGATGCCCCGACCGGATCGACCGCTGGCAGCAGCGAGACGACTGCATCCCTGACGACGCTGCTCAAGCGTCACGGGCACAAGGTCAGCGCAGCGGCGTGCAACGTGGCGCTGCGGGATCTGGGCATCCTCGAAGCCAAGACCCGCCCAAGCACCAAGGGCGTGGCGTATTTCTGGAGCCTGACCGATGCGGGCCTGCGCTACGGGAAAAACGTGAGCAGCCCGAAAAACCAGCGCGAGACGCAGCCGCACTGGTATGAGTCGAAGTTTGGCGAACTGGCGCACCTGCTGCGCATCGAGGGAGCACAAGCATGAGCACCGACCAACTGAGCATGAGCATGTTCGCCACCCGCGCCGACTATGACGAGGCAGTGCGAGCACAGTACGAACAACTGACCGGCCTGCAGATCGCCGTGAAGCTGCTCGCCCAGATCGGCAACGACGACAGCGACCGCGCGATTGCGGCTGTGCACGATCTCGCCGAAGCGCACGCCCAGCGTCTGACGCTCCAACATCACGCCGCCGACCAGGTGTGGCGCATCGCCGATCTGGAGGTCAAGTGCGTCACGCTCAAGGATCTGCACGACGCAGCGGCTGACGAGCGCGACGAACTGCGCGCACGGCTGGCGGAGCTGGAGGGGCAAGAGCCGATCTGCATGGTCCAGATGACGACAACTGGCGGCCGGCTGCGCTACAACCCGGACGCTACGCAACTGCCGGAACACGGGACGCCGCTCTACGCCCGCCCCGTCCCCGCGCAGGCCGTGCCGGAGTCTGTCGAGGGACTGGTTTCGGTGTTTTGCTATGACGAGGTACTGACTTTCACGTTTTGCGATGAAGCCTCGGCTGACAAATTCGCCGGCAGGTTTGATCCGAGCGTGGACACCGCCGCAGCACCGGAGCACAAGGCATGAGCACGATGCACAAACATGACGAGGCGCCGCTGTCGGTGCAGCAGATCATTGACGCAATTGTTGGGTGCGAGGCATCTGTCGACGAGCTGAGCGAGATGATCGCCGCTGCGCTGGCGGATGCACGGCGCGAGGGGGCCGAGCAGATGCGGGATGCCGCTGCCAAGCTTGCCCGCAAGGAGCCGCTGTATTACAGCTCCGGGGAGCCGGCTGAAGAGGAATTGGCGCAGGCGATCGAGGATCTTCCTCTGCCGGACGGCGAGCGCCAGGCGGTGCTGCTGGAGGATTGGCAGCTTGCAGCGGCGATGAGCGAGATTCAGCCAGGCGATGAGCTGGCGGCAGGGTTCTCGTTCCTGTCGTGGCAATCCGGGAGGCCTGACGCCGCGTCAGCGCTTGATGAGGCTCGGCTGGTTCAAGCGGCCGTGCTGTCAGCGAACGGACTGGAGGTGCGCCGTGGCTGAGATCACACGCGGACAGCTCGAACTGGCCGCGCTGGCGGCTGGACACACGATCACGTCATTCGAGCCGGTCGGGCCGCGCGGGGCACTGGTTGCAATGCTCGGCGTCAATGCGGCCGGGTACGGCATTCACTGGCGCCCGCACCTGGACGACGGGGACGCCGCGCGGCTGGCAGACAAACTGCTGATGTACGTGGACTCGCGCGGTACGGCAGTGCAAGCGCGGGTTGTTGGCGCAGAGTGGCACCGGGTTGCGCGCGATGGAAACACAAGCGCATGGCGCGAGGCTGTGGTGCTGTGCGCAGCGGCTGTCGGCGAGCGGATGCGGGTTGAGCGGATGAGCAAGACCGCAAGACAGGCCGAGCACGCATGCTGCGGCGCGCTGGAGAACGGGCCGCACAAGATGGGGTGCGATTACAAGATGCGCTGACCCCTGACGCAACAAAGCCCCGCCGGGATGCCGAGCGGGGCTTTTTCTTTGGGAAATTATCTCGGTTTATCCAAGGGCGATAATTCAGCCGGCGGCCAGTTTGCTGCGCAGTTCGTAGCCCATGAGCGGCCAGACCTTGGCGACCGCGTTCTCACGGGCGATGCGCCGGCCGATTTCAGCATTGAAGTTCTCAGGGCTGGCGCAGGCGCTCTCGCCGGTCACGGTGAATCCGTTGCGTAGCGTGAGCACGCAGAAGGTCAGCAAGCCGAGCGACGAGGTTTGGGCCTCAGCGGCGGATACGTGGGCCAGCATGCCCCGCGCCTGATGGGCTGTCAGCAGATTGGTCCCGGTTCGCCCCGGCTTTCCGGGGGATCCGTCGGGGTAGACGTCCGCAGGGACGGGCCAAGTCAGAAACCGGTTCACGGCGTTGTCGCCGTTGAGCGTGGCACCAGCGATGCCTTCTGCGCCGGTAAAGTAATGCTCGCTGACGATGTTCGCAGCGATGTCAGCCGGCGTGATGCGCGGAGCCGTGGCGCCAGCGGCGACGATGGCGGATTCGATGGCTTGGTTGGTACTGGTCATGGTCATGGTGTCTTTCATGGGTCAGGAAATTTCAGGCAACTTGGTGAGCCCAAGCACAAGGCAAAGCTGCACCGCTTCGCGCATCATCTCGACCTGTTGCACGAGAACCGGCTTCACATCCTTCCGGGCGCGCATGATCTTCGCGGCGTCGCTGGCAGCTTGGAACGACAAGGCTTCTGCCTTCTCGGCGGTCAGTGCCTGTTGGTACAAAGTGCCGGTGATGGACGGGACGTGAGCGGCCTTGGCGATCTCTTCAGCCATGCGGTTGAAGGCGTTGATGTAGACGATCTTCCACGACATCGCCGCATCGCCCGTGAACCCCATCGCCAGCAGCGCGAAGCCATCGCGGGTCATGAGGTATTCCGGCTGCGACTTGCCGCGTTCATCAACGTAATCTCGCGGCACAAAATTGAGCCGCGAGAACTCGGGCTGTGCCGCCTCGATTCTCTTGATCGACCGCAGCACGGTCTTGTGGGCCTTCTTGAACCGTGCCGCGACTTTGCGCGAAGTGGTCATCGGCTGGCCGTCGATCGTGGTCAGGTCGTCGAATACTTGGAGTGCGTCTTGCATGAACTGTTTCCTTGGTCTGTTCCGGGTTGATGCGCGCCGGCTGGTGGAACTTGCCAGCGGTTCGGGCTGCAGACCCTAGGCGCGCGGGAGCATTATGCCAACATCGCAGCCTCAACAGCTCGCCGGATGACCAGCCCCCGCAGCTCACGCCCACCGCCATGGGTCCATCTGCGTATCTCTACCTGGGCGCCGGGCCAGTTGCCCGCGTTGATCCGCCGCCGCAGCTTTGACGCCTGGAGCGCACCGACCCCGCAGTTGTAGGTGAAACTCAGCACACCAGCCAGCCTGTCGTAGCTGTCGATGCCCGGACACAGGCGCAGCACTGCGGGCAGGTACTCGCGCCGAAGCTGCTCCACGGCCAGCGCGTAGGCGTGCTCACGGGTGATCGGCGGATCAGTCAGGCAGACCGGCCTGCCGTCGAGGTAGCGGGTCGATCCCAGCCCAATCGATGGAACACCCGCTGGACACAGGTACGGCCGCAGCCGCAGGCCCTCGAACCGCGCGATGACTGGCAGCGCGCGCTTGATCGGCGCCGGGGTCATCAGGCATGCAGCTGCTGCTGAAGAGCGTACCCCATGAGCGCCCACATCTCGTCACGGGCGTTGTCGATGGCAATCTGCCGGCCGATCTCCTCCCGGTCGTTTTCGACCGACACGGACGCGGACGGCTTGCCGGTGACGGCGAAACCATTGCGGCACGTGAGGACCGCCCAGCGGAGCACCTTGCCCGACGGCGTGACGTGCTTGACGATCTCGGTGTGGGTGATGTTCGCAGCGATGTCGGCCGGCGTGATGCGCGGAGCTGTGGCGCCTGCCGCGACGATGGCCGCTTCGGTGGTTTGTTCGGTGCTGTTCATGGTTGCCTTCTGCGCGTATTGCGCGGTTGTGAAATTTTCAGCGCCCCGTGGATGCGATCCGGCCGCCGATGAACACCCCGAGCACAGCGCAAACAACTTCGAGCACCACGCCGGTCAGCACGACACGATCCGGGGCGATGGCGCTGCCGGCGATCAGCAGGATCGCCACGGTGGCCAGCGCTGGGCGAATGGCTGCATTCCACCCGCCGACCCAGCCGGCGCGCTCGGATGCCGCATTGACCCCGCTCACGGCAGCCAGGAACGCGGCGTCCGCAGCCTGCTCCCGGGCCTGGACGGATTGCGCCTCAATCACCCGCACGCCGGCCGCCGCCTGAGCCTGGATCGCCTCCTGCTGCCACTGGTGGCGCTGCGCGTCCTGCTGCAGCTGCAGGCCCAGCAGCTCGACCTCGTGCCGGTGGTCCTGGCCCTTGGTCCACGCCTCCAGCAGCGAGCCAAAAAGCCATCGAAAGGCAGTCGAAGCTAGGAACGATAGAAGTCCGCCCATGTCAAAACTCCCCTGGCTTGGTCTTGATCGCCGATAGCGTCCTCTGCAAATGCTCTGGCTGGGTGGCGGCAAAATCAGAAATCGCTCGGCGTTTGGCCCGTTCGGTCAGCGCTCGCTCGATGGTCCACCAGAGAGCCGCGAGCGCCCCTAGAGCCGCAAGAGGAGACATCCCGCCCAGCGCCCATGTGAGCGCGTTGACAGCCCAGGCAGCTACCGGGCCCGCCCAGCTGACGTGAGTGAAATCAGTGCTCATACTCATTGATCCGCCCCGTCAAACCAAGAACCGGACGCCGCGCAGCGAAATTGACGACGACCCCTTGACTGTGCATATCACGTCCCCCGTGCTAAATACTGCGACGTTGTTGGCAGCGCCTCCTCCTACGGCAAAATCAATCCGCGCGGATGGCCGCTGGCCGGCCGGTAGCGTGAATATGGTGCTGCCCGCGGCCCCGCCGCTGATCATGCCATTCAGCATGATCTCGGTCGCCCCATTGGCCTGGCGCTGCGACGTGATCCCCGCCTGCTCATACCCGGAGCCGAGGTTGGCCCAACTATTGAGCAGAGTCGGCACCGAAATAACGGACTGCAGCACCCCGGGAGTGTTGTCGATGATCGTGCCGACGCCGTTGTCGAGAATCTTGATGGCGCTTGCCGTGTTGACCCGGTTGTTGTCCAGGTAGGCGCGGTCACTGCCGGGATCGATCCGGATGCACGGGATCGAGCCTGCCGCGAAGTCGTTGTCGCGTGCGCTCGCAAACGACGCCTTCTGGATCCACAGCTTCGACAAATACGTGCGCGATCCGTATGGCGTGGACTGCGTGTCGTTGGAGTCGGCCTTGCAGTTGTTGATCCGGGTTTTGATCGGGCCAGGAGCAATCCCGTCGCTGCCCAGCCGGATATCCCAGTACCCGTTATGCTCGCAGTAGATGTTGTCCAGCGTGGCAGAGACCGCGCTGACCACTTGGATACCGCCTTCGTAGTTGCCCTCGACGGTGTAATCGCGAACGGTGCACCCGTTGAAATCATAGAGCGCGACCGAATCGTCCCCAAGCATCATGCCGATGCGGTTGTTGATCAGTTCGCCCTGGCCATCAAACACCAGGGCAGCGGTCCATGAATCCTGCCCGGTGATCATTGTCTGAGTATGTACCCCATACTCCCAAAGGCGCGAATCAACGCGCGACACACGGCCGATGAACGAGCCGTTCTTGATGTGCAGGCCCGATCCGGTCAGCGGCTCCACCAAGTTCGGGTTTTTCGGGCCGGTGATCGTGATGTCGCGCACCTGAAAATGGATGGCGTTTTCCATCACGATGCCGTCGATCACGACGCTTTTGTTCGTCACCGCGAGCGTAAAGTCCCGTAGCTCGTATCCACGCAATGGGACCGCGTAGCCGGCCTGACCGCAGTAGATCCCACAAGCCCCGGCCCCGGTGTAGGTCAGGGTCGTGCCGTCTCGGTGCGTGCCGTAGATCCCCTTGTATTCGGGCACAACGATGGTCTGGCTGGTGGTCAGATCGCCATCGATCCAGCACACGTCCGTGTTCGCCAGCTCGGTCATGATCCGGCTGTAGTCGTCCACGCCGTTGGTCACGACCGGCTTGATCTTGTTGATGTACCAGCCGACCGTCCCCGCAGGGTAGGCCGCCCCGTCTGTTTGGCCCACCAGTGCGGCGCCCTTGCCGGCCGCAGTGCTGGCCAAGTCGGTGCGCAGCGCATCCGCCGCAAACTGCCCGGCGCCCTGCGCGTCCGTGGATTGCACTCCGTCCACGGTCCAGACCGTGGCATCGGTCGCCGTCTTGAGCACCACTTTGTACGCGCCGGACCAGAACACCGCCGCTTCGCCGCGGGCGTCCAGCACCACCGGGTTTGTGTTCGGCACCGTGCCGGCCGCGTCGGCGTAGGTCGGGCGCGGCGTGCTGGTGCCGGCGTCGTAGGTGTAGAGCTTGCCGCCGACCAGCGGGGCGCCGACCTAATCGGTGAACGCCTGCCGGCCTTCAGTGAGGATGGATGCCATCTTGGGTTCCTGGGGTGCGGGTATGGAAGGTGATCTGTTGGGTCGCTTAGCGGCGCTGCTGGTCCCCGCGGCCCTGGGCTGGCTGCGCGAATAATAGCGACAGAGGCACCGCAGCGGAGCTTACGGCGCCAACCTGGGGGGCTGGTTGGGCGAGCCCACGGGATAAATCGCGCAGGCCGCGGGCTTGCAGGGTGGTCGTGAACTGCTGCAGCGGGGCCGCGGCGAGGGGCCCGACGCCAGGAATCCCGGAGGCGTGCCCCAGCAGACTGGAAAGGCGCCCCCACAGCATCGCGCCCGAGTTGCTGTTGTTGACCGCCGAGCCGATGGGCTGGGACTGCATGTAGCGCCCGACGTTGACCGCGCTCTTGATCTGCTGGGTCTCGTCCGGGCTGAAGAACATCGCCAGCTTGCGGTCACCGAGCTGCTGCAGGGCGTCCTTCATGCCCGCGCTGCTGAAGTTGCGCACGTCACTGTCCGCTCGGCCGCGCTTCAGGATGTAGTCGATCATCTGCTTCCGGACGGCGTTGATGATCTCGCCCTGTTGTGCGCCACCGGTGTTCGGCGCCGTGAGGCCGCCCGGGTTGACGGCGGTGGACAACTCGCGCGACGACGAAGCGGCGGGCGCGGCTGCGCGGGAGATCTCGGATTTGAGCTTCTGCAGCTCGCCGACCGGTGCGCTGATGATGTGCTTGCGCACGAAGTCGTCAGGCGCCGCGCCGTCGAGCGCCGCCTCGATGAACTTCGCGCTCTCCTGCCAGGTGCGCCGGTCGCGCGCCGCGCCGCGGGCCTTGTCGAACCACGCCAGTGCCTCGGCGGGCGCCGTGTCGGCCTGCCGCATGGCCGCCGCCTGCGCCCAGGTAGCGAGGCCGCCCGGGGTGGCTGGCTGGCGCGCCGTGGCGATCTGGGCGTTTTCGAGCGCGTCGCGCACGGCCTTGATTGCCGCCTTGGCGTTCCCGTCCATCGTCGCCCGGCTGGCACTTGCCAGGATCGTCTTGAGCTGGTCGATGGTGTTCACGTCGAACGGCACCGGGTGCTCCTGCCCCCCGACCTTGACGGTGCCTGCGGCGATCTGGTCAAGCACCTTGCCCACCGACTCCGGCAGGAACGCCTGCCTGTTGGTGGCCGCCAGGTTGGAAAACGCCTCGTTCACGAACTGGCCGCGGTCGAGCTGCACCTCTCGGCCTGCGGCGCCGCGGGCGCGGTCGTACAGCGCCTTTTCCCCCGCCTTCAGCGCGGCGTCCTTGCCCTGCACGGTGCTGATGATCCGCTCGCCGGTGGCGTAGGCGTCGAGGGGAGAGTCAGCCTGCCGCTGCAGCGTGTCGAGCACCCGGCCCGCGTTCGCGTTCTGCAGGCCCGGCAGGTCGCCCGCACCATTGGCCTGCGTCTTGGCGAGGTTGCGCTGCATCGTCAACAGGCCTGGATCCTGGGTGATGTCGCCCAGCAGCGGCGTGGCGCCGACCGCGCGGAAGTCGGCCAGGCGCTTCAGCGCCGCGGCGTCGATGGGCTGGCCGCTGTACACCGCGTTCTCGGCGTCCTTGCGGAGCCGGATCTTGGCCGCAGCGCCGAGGTCGTCCCAGCTCACGCCGGCCCGCTCCAACGTCGTCTTCAGCGTGGCGTCGAGCTGCCGCGGGTTCAACGCCTTGCGGGCCGCGGCGCCGGCCGCGTTGGTCGCCGACCGGCCGGCGTTGAGCGCCGCGCCACCGGTCAGCCCGCCAACGAGCGAGGCGACGAACTGGCCCATCGGCGTGCCGCCCTCTTCGCGGGTCGCGCTGCCCGCTGCTGCGCCAGTGGCGCCGGAGACGCCTTGCGCTGCTGGGTCAGCGGCCATCTTCTGCGCGACGGCCTTCACCGCCGGAGTGCCCGCCCGAGCGGCCACAGCGCGCGCCAGGCCGACCGAGCCCCCGGAGCCGGCAACGGCACGGGAAGCATCGCCGATAACGCGCTCGGCGGCGTTCTCGGGCTGCGGCAGGCCAAGCCTGTCGGCGCCGCGCCGGCCGAGGTCGGACAGCGGCTGGAAGTGCTCAGGGTTACCGCCCATGGCGCCATTGACGGCGTTGAGGCCAATCCGGACGGGCGCGGTGATGAGGTCGAGCACCTGCGGGGCGCCCTCCATGGCGTAGCGGGCGGTCAGGCCGCCTTGCCGGATCAGGTCGTCGCCGAGGCTGCGGGGCTTGGGTTCGGCAGGCGCTGGCGCAGCCTCGGGGGGCGTGCCGTAGCTGCTGGCGCGGCCCTTCTCCGTGCCGACACGCGCCTATGCGTCCGGCCCCGACTTGCGCCCGCCGTCGAGATGCGTGACCACCTTGCCGTGGTCTTGCCAGGCGCGGGCCGTGATCTGGTCGGGCGTGACGCTGTCGGGGGCGTTGGCGTAGGTGTGCTGGGTGCCGTCGTCGAACGTGACTGTGATGTTTCGAGGCATGGTGTCACCAGTTGCTGACGGAGGGTGCGCGCTGCTGCGGGGGCCGCGCGGCGGGCTGCTGCGTGCGGGCTGGTTGCGTGCCGCCGCGCGCCGGGGGTGCCGGCTGGGCGGGTGCTGGCTGCGACTCTCCGGGCGCCTGGGGCGCCGCGTAGAACGGCATCAGCGGCGCGGCGCCAGGCAGCGCGCCCAGTCGCTGCACCTGCTGCTGGTGCAGCTGGATACGGGCGTTCGCGTTGCGCTCGATGGCGGCCGACATGGCGCGGAGTTCGGACTGGCTCATGCTGATGTCGCCTGCGGCGGCTTTCTTCAGCATGGCTCGCTCACTGTCGGTGATGGCCCCCTGCCCCTTCATGCCGGCGGCGGCGGTGAGTTCAGCCTGCGCCAGCCCCTGGATCGCAGCGCGCGTGTTCGCCAGGCGCTCCTCCGCGTCCTTGCCGGTGACGCCGAGGGCGGACCCGATCTGTGTTGCCAGGATGCGCGCGTCCGCGCCGGGCCCGGTGATCACCTTGCCGCTATCGAGTAGCTGCCGCAGGTTGCGGGCGTTCGTGATCTGCGAGCCGGCCGCGGTCGCGTCGGCGAGGCTCGAATCGAGCTGCCTGCCGAGGCCCTGCGCCATCTCGTTGGTGAGGCTCTTTTCGGTGTTGACAGCCAGGTTGATCTGGCTTTTCCCGGCCGAGGCAATCTTCTCTTTCGACGCCTGGAACCCAGGATCGACGGACAGCCGGCCATCCGGCCCGACGATGTAGCCCTCGGGGGCCTTGACCACCGGGCCCCCCTGAGCAGTGAACGCGCCGGTCATCGGGTCCGTTGTGCCGAGGATCAACCGGTTCCCCGCGTCGAGCTTCTGGAACTGCGGCGTGATCGCCGCCAGGCGCTTGTCCGCTTCGAGCCCGATGGTCAGCAGGTACTGCCGCAACTGCCAGGGGTCGCCGGGCAGCGAGCGCACCAGGCGCGCGGCGTTGTCGGCGAACTGCGGAGGGACGTTCGCCAGCTCGCGGATCACGTCGTCGTGGGTGATGTTCGGGTTCGATGCCAGCCGCGCCATCGTGTCGCCGACGTACGCGGCCTTTTCGTGCTCGGCCTTGATCTCGTCCACGGCGGTCTTGGCCTTCACCTGCCCCAGCTCGGCGCCGGCCTTGTCGGCCTCGGCCCATTGCTTCTGCACACCGGGGATGCGCCCGCCCAGCCCGCGCTGCGCCATGGCGCTGGTGACGCCCTGCCGGTTCACCTGCCCGTCGGCGCCGATGTTGCCGCGGTACAAGTCGGCCAGGGTGCGCTCCTGTTCCTGCTGCTGGCGGGCCTGCTCAAGCTGCATGTCCTGCATGGACTGCTGCCCCATCAGGCTCTTCAGGCTGATGGCGCGGCCGTAGGCTTCCATCGGGTCGGCAGGCGCGCGCACCTGGAGTGCGATGTTCGAATCAAGCCCCATGTCAGCCCCCGTTGATCTGGGTCCAGATGTCGGCGTTCGACTGGCCGGACGCGCCGCCGCTCGGCCGATTGAGCTGGTTCAGGTAGTACATCGACTGGCCCTGCCCGATGCCGCTGTTCAATGCGTTCGCCATGCCGACGTAGCCCGACGCGCGGGCGTTGCCTGCGGAGAGCTGGTTGCCCGCCACCGCGCCGGCCGTCTGCATGCCCATCTGCGCCACGTCGCGGCTTGCGGTCTGGCCGATGCCAGCGAGCGACGACAACCGGTTGAACCGGGTGGACTGGTCGTTGTTGAACCGGTTGTAGGCGTTGCCGTACTCGGCGCTCGCGGTGTCTTGCCCGTACCGCGTCAACGCCTTGAGCGTGCCGCCGTTCAGCAGCCCGCCGCGCGCCGCCGCGCTGCGCTCCAGAGCCTGCTGGCCCTGCTGCTGGCGGAACTGGTAGCCCGGGTCGGCCTGGAAGTCGGCCATGCCGAAGTTGCGGTTGAACTCGCCGCCGGCCGCCGTGCCGGTGCCGAGCTGGCCCAACGCCGTCATGCCCGCCTGCCGCCAGGGCTCGGCGTCGGCGCGGTTCTGCTCGTACTGTGCGAGCTGCGTGGCGTTCGCCTGGTTGGCCGCGTCGGTCTGCGCGTTCGCCGCCTACCGGCTCGCTACCGCCCCGCCGACCACTCCAATCGCTGCGCCTGCAACTGCTGCCCATGCCATGTTCAACCCTCCAGCGCCGGGGGCGCGTTGTTGCCGAGCGCCTGCCGCCGCGTCTGCAGCATCTCGGGCTCGGGCGTCATCTCGTCTTCGATCTCGGCCACATCGGTCAGATCGGTGTGGTGGCATGTCACCCACCAGGTGTCGGCGTGCGCGATGCCCGCGCGCTTGGCGCCCGGCGCGGCCGGCAGGACCTCGAAGCCGGTGATGCGCCGGACACCGTGCTCGGTGGTCACCGTGATGTCGCCCAGCACGATGCATGTGTTCGGCAAGTTGGTGAGCGCTCCGGTCAGGCAGCACCCGGCCGGAATCAGGATTGCGCGCGTGCAGACACCGCCATGCACCAGCATCTGCGTGCCGAGGTCGATCTGGGGTAGCTGCAGCAGGTGCCGCTCCAGTTCGCGCACGCTGTCGGACGACGGCATCCCGGCAAGCGCAACGGTTGCGGACTCGGGAGTTAGACCCATCACGTCACCTCGCGCCCGCTGGCACGGATGGTGATCTACGCTGTCGCACTCGCCAGCGTGCTGATCGCGTCACCCGGCCCCAGCACCTGACCGACGATCTCGGGGAACGTGTAGCACTCGCCCGGCGCCAGCGCCTTGGTCTTGGCGATCAGGTTTGCATCGCCGGGCGACCCGCCGCCGGGGATCAGGTTGACCTACAGCGACGAGGTTGCGCCGCTGGTGTTGGTCGCAGTGAACTTGTCGATGATCGCACGCACGCCGGCAGGCACGGTGTACTGCGTGGTCTGCGCGCTTTCTGCCTGCTTTGCGCTGATGATCGGCTTCGCGGTGACGGTCATACCTGTCCTTGCTTGATGTCGTTGATCTGCTGCCGCAGTACGGCAAGCTCTTCGCGCAGGTGCGCCACCTCGGCGGCCAGGTCGTCCGCCTCTTGCCCCACCGGCGGCGGCGGGCGCTGCCCCTGGGCGTCGGCCAGCGCGTACAGCGCCGCCTCTTGCTCTTCCGTCCCAGCATCGTCGAAAGCAGAGGCCGAAAGGTCCGCGGTGCTGTCGCCAGTGGACCCGCCGACCCGAGCATACAACCCCCGCAGGAACATGTCAGCGGTGCGCGTCAGGGCGCCCGTGGCTGGGTCCACAAAAGGGCCTCGCGGAGGGACAAAGTACAGGGCCTGAGGCATCACGCGCCTCCGATTGAGACGTCGACCGACGCCGCGGTGATCGCCACCCGCACCGGGTCGGTGATGGTGACTTCGAACACACGGTCCCGACTCTTGCCGAGCCGGCGCCACAGGACGCGCGTCCGGCGCTCGCCGATGCGGCCGACATTGGCGGCAATCTCGTTGCTCCACGACGCCCCGCCGTCGTCAGACCAGCGCAACAGCGCCACCGGGGCGGCACCCTGCCCGCTCGGCGTGCCCACGCCGGTGTCCATGACGAGCTGCAGCCTGTGAAAGAACTGCCACAGCGCGTCAGGGTGCGCCAAATGCGGGCATCGCCGGATCCGCGGCAGTGCGGCGCCGTCGTCGGTGTAGGCGTCCAGGTCGAGGGCGTAGAGGTTGCCCGTCTCCCAGTCGCCGACGATGTTCCGGCCCGCAAACGCTGCATGACAGCCCCCGCGGTGCCGGCCTAGCCCCCCCGTGGCAGGGTTGCGCCAGGCGCGCTCGTGCCACAGGCCGGTGGATGCGTCGAAGCACCACGTCTTGCCGGCGGCCGGGAAGCTGAGCACGTAGAAGGCGTGCCCCTCCTGCTGGTAGGTCCACGCGACGGCATCCGACAGGGTGGAGTACCCCCCGAGCGCGAACTCGACAGCGTGAGTGCTCACCCGCTGCGGCTGGTAGCCGGTGGCGCGCATCACAACCCCCTGCCCCTTGTCGTCGGCCGACAGCCAGAATACGGAGTTGTCCAGCTTGGCGACGGACTGTGGCGCGGTGCATCCGTGCTCGATGAACGCGCCCTGGATTCGCTCGAACGGGAAATCCGCGCTGCCGGAGTTGAAGAACACTTCGGTTGAGGTCTGCCCGAACAGCCACAGTTCGCGGTGGTCGACGATCAGCGACACCAGCAGGTCGGGCGCCCCCTCTGCGGTCGCGAAGTCGAGCGCGTCGAAGTCGGTCCCGTACAGGCTGCTGATCTGGAACTGCCCGGTGCCGGGCTTGTTGACGACGAAGTACCCGTCGATGAACTGGACCACATCCGCACCGGAGAAGTCCGGGTCGGTGATCTGGGCCAGCGTGCCGGCGGCGATGTCGAATACGTAGCCCGCCTCCCCGGTGACCAGCATCACCTGGGCGCCGTTGCCGGCCATGCTGACGGGGCCTGCGTTGGACGTGAGTGCCCCGACCAGCACGGCGGCTCCCTGCGCGTCGAGCCGGTAGACGTTCGGCCCCGCCACGGCGAGCGCCAGGGCCGGCGAGACACGCAGCAAGCCCCGCACGGCGCCCCCTGACAGCGTGGCCCACCGCGTCAGGCCCGGCGTGCCGTAGATCGCGGAGGGCGCGCGGCTGGTGCCGCTGCCGCTCATCTCGACGTAGAGATTGACCGCCCGCTGAGCGTCGAAGCTGCGCCCGCGCGCCTCGTAGCTGCCGCCGATGAAGGGGAAGGCGCTCACGTCACCATCCCCGCTGCCACAGCGGCGCACCCGGAGACGCCAGCGCGGGGTCAAAGCCCATCGACGGCGGTAGCGGGTTGTTCGCCCGGCGGTAGTCCGCCTTGGCCTTGGCGCCGAGGGCCGCCACCTGGGGCGGCAGGTCGCGGCCGTACTTCACGGCCATCAGTGCGGCCAGTTCGCCCTTGATCGCCAGCCCAGCGCCGGGCGGCAGGCTGATGTTCGCGGTGAGGCCGGCCACGGCGTCCGCGACGTTCTCGATGCTGAGCGTGATGCTGATGTTCTCCGCGGGCACGGGCCACAGCGTCACCAGCCCCAGCGGCACCTCGTTGACGTAGAGCAGGCGCTCGACAATCGGCTGACGCTGCGCCTTGATGCTGATCCCGTTGTACTCGGCCTGGTCGATCAACCGGATCGGGAAGTCCACGCCGCTGTACGTGCAGTACGCGCCCGCGATGCGCACGGGGCGCACCGTGTCCCACTGGCCGCCGGAGCCGATGGTGTAGACCGCCTGCCCTGCGGCCGCCTGCAGCGTGGTGTTGGCGGTGTTCCAGAGGTCGCCCGCGCTCCACAGGTCCAGCACGTCATTCAGCAGGCGCAGCGAGTCGGCCGCCTCGTCGGCGGTCATCGTCTCGCCGACGCCGAGGATACCCGCCAGTCCGGCAGCGTCGGTGATGAGGTCGATGGCGGCGCTCATCAGTTGTTCAGGACCAGGTAGCTGAAGGGAACGATGCCGGTGGCTGCGGCATCACCAGTGACCGTGAAAGACCCTGCAGCGGTCGTCACCCTGACGCACGTGAGCGTCGCATCGGTGCCGCCGAGCTGCACGAAGACGGAGGAATTCGCGGCGACCAGGGAGTTCGTGACGACCACGCTGGCCGCCGCAGCGGGGAAAGCTGCGCGCCCATGCGCTACGTTCTGCGTGACGTTGCCGGGCGTGCCGGAGCCGTCCGTGAGCGCGGACGCGAGGCTGGTGTGCCTCAAGCTCGTGAAATTGCCGGTGCTGGGCGTGGTGGCGCCCACCGTGGCGGCGTTGATGGTCCCGCCCGAGACAGCAACCGCGCCCGGGTTGTACCGCTGATCCGTGGCCGCCCCGTTGACGACGTACTCGACCTCCCCGACGGCGGCACTGACGTTGATCAGCGTGGCCGCCCCCGCCGGCATCGGGAGGACAACCTCCCCATCCGCCACGGTCAGCAGCGGCCCGCCCGGCCTCCCGAGCGGTGCAGACACGGACGCCTGAGCGCCGCGGATGGCCGTGACCCGCAGGTATTGCCCCCCTGGTACGGAGACCTGAGCCGATTGGCCCTGTTGCAAAAAAGGCATTGCGCTCTCCTGTCGGGGCCGGGATCCCGGCCCTCCCCATCACATCGTGGTGCCGAACGGCGTCAGGATCGACCAATCCACCACCGTCGCAGCGGTGGCCGCGGCGTTGAGGTAGATGGTCAGCGTGCCGGCCGCCACGACGATGCGGGCCACATACAGCGCCGTGGCGTCAGCCGTGGCCTGCGCGATCACCGCGAAGAACTTCTGACCGGGGTCGAAGCTCGGGTTGCTGATGACGACGCTGGACGCGGCGGCCGGCACCACTGCGACGCCCTGGAACGCCGTGGTGCTGTACGCGCCGCTGGTCGGCACGGCGGCCGACGTGGTGGCGAGGCCCTGCGCGACCAGCGCGGACTCCACCGCAGTTGCGAGTTCGACGATCTGGCCCGCCGGATAGCCGGCGTAGGGGCGGGTGAGTTGAACGGTCATATCAGGCTCCTCAGGCGGCGTACTTGGTGGCGAGTTCCGGGTAGGTGGCCGCCCAGCCGAACAGCACGTCCAGGCGCATGATGTAGTTGTCGTTCATGCCGTCATAGAACTCGGTCACCTTGAGGTTCAGGCCCTTGTACGACTCGGTAGCGACATCGATCACACCCTTCCCGCCCGCGGGCGCGTACATCGGCACCGTCGCCAACGTGAAGGCGTCGGTGTGGAAGCCGATGTTGCAGGCGTAGGAGCCGGACGCCGTGCCGAAGACGGCGAACGGGGCCCCGTTGGTCGGACTGGCGGTGACGTTCTGGAACGCGCCGCTGGTCACGATGGCCGGGCTGATCGGGATCGAGGTGACGCCGGTCGCCAGGTCTGCAGTGACCACGAACTGCGCGAGCTGGCCCGTGGACTGGCGGCTCTGCGGGTTGACCGAGAACACGCCCGGGAACGTGATCACGGTGCCGCGCGTGATGGTGCCGGTTGTCGCCACCGTGGTGATGGCCGATCCGGTCTGGTTGGCGCCGCTGACGTTGACGCCGGCCACGGCCTGAGTGCCGTTGGTGTGCGTGGCCACGTTCTGGTCCATCGCGTAGGTCAGACCCAGCGAATCGACCACCACGCCGCTGCCGAACTGCTTGGAGAGCTTTTCGGCGCCGTTGAACATGCCAGCGAAGCCCTGCACGATCGCGCCGTTCAGGGCGGGGTTCATGATCAGAGCGCGCTGCTTGTCGCGCGGTGCGGCCATTTCGTCCAGACGCTGGTTCACGCCCGTGATTGCGGCCATGGCGAGGGCCTGCGTGGTCGGCAGGGTGCCCGGCGTGCCAATGGCGTTGTAGACCGACGTGCGCGCCAGGTCGAGGCCCTGCCGGTCGATTTCGTTCGCCACCGTCGCCATCGCGGCCTGAAGCTTCTTCTCCAGCTTGGTCAGCGACAGCGTGCGGTCGATGCCGTAGAAGTTCAGGTCGGCGCCGCCCTGCGACAGGGTCAGCGGGGTCGTCGTCTCGACGGTGCCCTGGGGCGCCGCAACCCGGCCCGCGCGGTAGGTGTAGCGCGGCGGACGCTTGATGTTGATCGTCGTGCCGGGCGCGTAACCACGGGACATCTAGCCCGTGAACTCGTCCTCCCAGTCGCGGTTCACCGCGCTGGAGAACGACAGCATGTTTTCGAGGATCGCCAAGGCTTCCTTGGCGACGATGGAGCATGTAACGAGCGAATTTGCCATATCGGGCTTTCAGGTGTTGGTCAGTTGGCCCAGCGGGCGCCCTGCTTGGATCGCATGGCTTTGTATTCGTCCATGCTCATCTTCGAGGGGTCCCGCTGGGTTGCCGGCGCGGTGGCCTTGAGGTGGCCTGCCGGCGTCGGCGCGTTGCTGAGTTTTGCGGCCACAGGAGCGGCGGCGGGGGCCTGAGCAGAAATCCCGGCTTCGAGGCGCCCGATTTCGCGCGCCGCAGCGATGGGGGGCAGCCCGTTCAGGCGCTGCACGATCTCCGGGTGCTTGGCGAGGTGGTACGCCAGCGCGGGACCTTGGTCGCTTTCGAGCAGCACCTCGGCGACGTGGCGGACGACTTGCACGTCAGCGCCGCCGAGCACTTGGTCGTAGTCCGGCAGCGTCGAGCGGGCGGCAGCCTGCCGCTCCTCCCACGTCTTCGCCACGGTCTGCTGCTTCTGCGCGGCTTCGCGCTCGGCTTCCCGGGCGCTCAGTGACTGGTTCACCTTCTGCTCGGTCTTCCAGTCGGTCAGCGCCTCGATGTACTCGCCGTAGTCCTGGAACTGGTCGGGCGTCGGCTTGGCGGGTGCGGCCGGAGTGGCCGAGGGTTGCGCCTGCCCGTCCTGTCCACCCGCGCGGCCACGCCAAAACGCGGCTTCGCGCTCGGCTTCGTGGCGCGCCCGGGTCAGCTCATCGATCCGAGCCTGAACGCCGCGAAAGCGCCCCTTCTCGTCTCGCTGTTGCTGCTCGGACTGCTCCTGTGTCTGACCGTCCGAAGTTTCGACCTACGCATCAGCGGGCGCGGTCGTGTCGGCCGGGATGCCCGGCGCTTCGGTGGTCGTGTCGATCTGATCTTCCAGCATTGGTTACCCCAACGATTCCAGCCCGGGATCACCGCCCGGTTCGGCGTACTGCGTGCCCTCTTGCGCCTGGTCCGCGCTCGGGCTGGGCGCGGGGCGTGGTTCGGTGTTGCCGGCGTGATCGCCCGGCGTGTCGTTGTGCAGGCCGGTCATGGCGGCGGCGGCCAGCGCGGGCGGGGGCTGCATCTGCGCCTTGAGCATCTCGACAGCGCCGCGCAGCTCTTCCACGTCGCGCAGGGCGTCGGCACGGATGCGGGCGACCTCTTCGGCGCTTTGCGCCTTGATGCGCTCGCGGTCGAGGCCGGCTTTTGCCTCCTGCAGTTCGGCCTGCATCTGGTCGATGGCCTGCTTCATCTGGCCCATGACCTGCGCGGCCTGCTCGGGCGGGATCGGCCCTTGCGGCGTCATCACCACGCCATGCTGCTGCTCGTCTTCGTCGCCGCGGATCTCGGGCGGGATCGTGCGGGCGATGCGCTCGGCGATGTCGTCGGCGCCCGGCCAGTCCATCGCCTTCACGACCTTGTCGCCGGCCACGTCCATCAGCTTCGGCCACGACTGGCCGAACTGGATCATCGCCTCGGCGGCCTCCTGCCGGAGCGTCGAGTAGCTCGGCCCCGCGCTCACGGTGATGTCGTACTTCCCGACCGTCAGGTCGTGCAGCGCGGTCTTGGCGGCCTGGTCGTCATCGCCGGCCGGCGCTGGGCCGTTGATCGTGACGCTCTTGATCTGCTCGTCCTGCCCCATGACGCGCACGACGCGCTGGGCGTCGTAGATGCGGGGGATCATGTTCACCAGGCAGCGGCCCGCGTGGCGCAGCGTGCGGGCCAGGTTGTCCGAAAAGTGGAAGTTGGCGGTGTCGCCTTCCTTCTGCCGCGCCAGGATCGCCCGGCCGCTCCTCTCGTTGCCCTGGGAGCCGAGCGATGCGTCGAAGATGCCCGTTGTCGCCTTGATGTCGTCACTGGCGTGGCGGGCCATCTGCAGCACGCCCACCGGCACGTCAGACATTGCTTGCCGCTGCGGGGGCGGCGCCACCATGCCGTTGGCCGCAACCGGGTTGTATTCGAGGTAGGCGAACGTGCGCGTGTTGGCCTGTGCCCACTTGGCCTCATGCCCGTCGAACTGGCCTTCTGCGCCGATGAATGGCGTTTTCGGGCGCATGCTCACCTCTTCGGTGGCGCTGGTCATCCAGTAGTTGTACATGCGCGCCGGGTCTTTGGCGTTGCGCACCAGGCCCGAGCGGATCACGCGCCCGTCGATGTCCAGTTCGTCGCCCCAGACGGGGAACACTGGGATCCAGTCACACGGGATCTGCGCGCGCTCCAGCACGTCGCAGCCGGTGACCTTGTACCACCAGACTTCTTTGCGGTGGGCGGGCCGCTCGCGGGCGATCTACACCCCCGCAGGCAGTTCCAGGAGCTTGTCCCTCCACCCGGTTTCGCCGTTCGTGAGCTGCACCAGCGTGCCTTTGACGTGCTCGACGCGGTAATACTCGGCCACGCGCACGAAGTCGCCCCACAGCCACTGATTCATGCCCTCGCGGCAGCCGAGCGTCTCGGTGCTGGCCTCGGCGTCCGGGTACAGGCGCTTGAACTCGTCCCGCGGCATCTTGGTGCTGATGACGCAGAACCGTGCGTCCGCCCCGTCCGGCTCTTCGCTGGCCGGGTCCAGGTGGACGGTGAACGGGTTGCGGATCCGCCGGAACCGGATGCACTGGTCGAAGCCGTCGCCGTCGTACTCGGTGACGAGGCGAAAGTACCCGAAGCCCACCGCCGCGGCACTCGACACGGCGGTGTCATAGGCCACGTCCGCGTTGCTGCTGTACTCGATGTGCCGGATCAGGCCTTGCATCACCTCGGCCGTCTCGGGGTCGGCACCGTCGTCAACGGGGTGGACCTTGATCTACGGCCGGTTCTGGCGCAGGTCGTTGGTGACCTGGTGCAGGAAGCTCGGGAGACGGTTGATCGTCAAGCACGGGCGGGCCTCGCGGTCGCGCATCGCCTTGGCCTTCGGATCCCACTGCTCACCGGACAGGAATCGCAGGTCATCGAGCCCGGCGTCGTGGTTGTCGCCGTCGGCCGTGATGCACATCTGCAGCCGCTCGCGCACCTCGGCCAGCAAGGCGTCGTCATCGCTGCGCGGTGCTGGCTTGTCGTCGGTCACTGGCTGTGCTCCAAGGGTTGCGCGGATGGTACACGCTTGCCGCTGAGGATGCGAGGGGTCGCCCCGATCTGGCGGGCCATCATTTTCACGGGTTCGGCCTGGATCTCGGCGAACCCGTGCCGCCCGTACCACGCCACGAGGCTGTCAGCCGACAAGCCGGCGTCGAACGGCTCGACGAACAGGACCAGCATCACGCCGGCCGCGTCCGCCTCATCACAGACCTCGCGCAGCAGCGCCGAGGCGTGGCCCTGCCCCTGCCGCTCCTCGCGTACCTGCAGGTCGCACAGCTCCCGCGTGCTGGCCTGCAGCTTCGCGCCGAGCCCCGGACACAGCCGGATGCGCGCCTGCGCGTCGCCGTGGTGGCGATACCCGATTTCCATGGTCACCCCATCCACCCGCCCGCGTACTCGGCATCTGCGGCACGGGCACGGCGCGGGCTGTTTGTCAGTTGGTCGGCGACGAGAGCCAGGTAGCGGAATGCGTCGGCTCCATGGCTGAACTCGTCGTGTCGCGGGCTTCCCGGCTCGCCTGTGCGGCTGCTGACGTTGCGCCGGTAGCGCTTCAGGCACTCGACCAGGCGGCGCACGGCTGGCGTGTCGTTGAACCAGACCCGCGGGAACACCAGACGGGTCGCCCGGACGCCCTGCTCCACCTCGGTGCCGGGCGTCTGCATCGGCAGGCGACCCAAGGCCCGCAGCACGTCGGCATCGGCCCTGCCGGTCTGGTGCTTGACCGCGAACCCGTCGTGAGGCAGCCAGTCGTTGCCCCAGTTGTGCCCCTTGCCCTGCAGCTCCTGCACGTAGCTGGGCAGCGCGCGCCGGCTGTCCTCGATGTAGTCGACCACGCGCAACTCGGACGCTGCCCGCTGCACGCAGATGATCGCCATCGAGTCGGCGAACCCCAAGTCCCACACCGCATGCATCTTGAGCAGCGGGTCGGGCGGCACGCGCGTGATGCGCCCGGACGCCTCGACCGCGGCCATCTCGTTGGCGTAGATGGCGCCCTCGACCGCGGGCATGCACAGCCCTTCCCAGACGTGCAGGTACTCGGCTTCGCTCATCGTGGCCTTGGCGTGCAGGCGCTCGGCCTCCAACTCGGAGGGAAACCACGGGTTGTCGCGCCAGTTCATGGCAGCGGACCATGTGTCCGGATGCGCGTTGACCACGGCGCGGATGTGCGTCGGGTCGGTGTCTAGCTGCGGGTTGTAGGTCGCCCAGATCTCCGAGCCAGGCGTGCGGATCGTCGGCGTGAGGATGCGCCAGGAGCGTTCGGTGATGGTCTGAGCCTCTTCGATCCACACGCGGGTGCAACCCTCAAACGACTTGACCGAATCGGCCGTCATGTCACTCAGGCCCCGGAACGCAAAGCGCGAGCCGTTGCGCCCTCGGATCTCGGTTTCCAGCACCTCGAAGAACGCGCCGAGGCCAAGAGCCTGGATCTGGTCCTTCAGCAGCGCGTGCACGCTGTCCTTGATGCTGGCCTGCACCTCGCGGGTGCAGAGGATTCGTTGCGGCGACTGCGCGGCCTGGATCAGCAGCGCACGCGCCACACCCCATGATTTGCCAGACCCGCGCCCGCCCCGGATGAACTTGTACCGCGCCGGCTTGAACAGCGGCGCGAGGGCGGTCGGGATATGTGCGTCCATCATTCGGCCCTCGGCGTCGGGTCAACAAACACCACAGACAGATTCAGGTCGGCGCCATCCTTGCCGGTCAGCTCAACGCCCTTGTTCTCGCGCCAGTCACGGGGGAACCGTGCCGCCATGCTGCGAGACCAGACCGAGCCCTGAAACTGGCCGGAGTCCTTGGGCATGATGAGGTTCACGCGGCCCTGAGACTCCCACCAAGCCTGACTCGACTCTCTGGCGAGTTCAAAGGCTTCCAAAAATGCTGGGTGCGCGGCGGGCCAGGATGTTTCGAGCGTGTTGCGACTGACGCCGATTTCTGCGGCCATCTCAACAACGCTCATGCCGAGGCGGCCCAGCTCGATCACTCGATTGCAATACTCTGGTCGGTAATCGCTTGGCCTTCCGCCTGCCATCTCACAACCCCTCGGACCTCATGCGGAAAGCGCCGCCAGCCGCGTCTACCACGTCACCAGCGCGACCCATGCGCGCCACCTTGCCTACATGTCGGCCATGGCAGCCTCCAATCTTGGCGGATGCTCGGGGAATCGAACCCCGCGGGCGCTTTACCGACGCCCCGTGCGGGTTAGAGCCGCCTGCCACACCTTGCGACCTCGCATCCATGGCGTGATGATATCTAATTTCCATTGTACTGGAACAGTGTAAATTAATTTCTGCTTAGGTTTTCACGATGCTGACCGACGCGCCCGCGAGCACCGTCACCTGCACATCGACCCCAGCCTCTTCGGCATACCGCTTTTGTGCCGTCAGCCGCACCACCTGGGCGTCGTCCAAGAACACCACGCCGTTGCAGCCGTCGAGCACCGCCTTGGCATAGTTGTCCGCGTCGGGCTTGCTGGTGGCGAACACGCGCCCAGCCAGCGCATCGGCGCGGCGCGTCTTGCTCCAGCTCGCCGGCACCGGCAGCCGGATGTCGAGCGACACGGCCACAGCACCGGGCAGCGGCGGGGCCTTGCACATCGCACTGCGTGCGGCCTGGGCAACCTGCTGCTCGTAGTCGCGGGTCTTGCCCGGGGTGTAGAGCCGGGCTGCGCCGTTGATCGTGGTGGCGCGCGGGCGGGCCTTGGCCACCGGCACGCCGGGCACCGAAAACGTGATCGTGGTCATGCGACCCCCAGATGAGAAAATCCGAGATGTCCAGCCGCAAGCCGCTGGTGCAGATGCTTGCCTTGGCTGATCGCGCTGGCCGTTGCCAGGCTGATACCGTGCCTGGCGCAGATGTCGCGTTGCAGCATCCCGGCGGCCATTTCCTCGGCGATGGCGCTGACCTTCGCCGGCGGCAGGGCCTGGGTGCGGGCCACGTTGCGGATGCACGCGATTCGCCGCGCGACACTCCCCTTCAAGGCGCCGGTCCGCGCAATCCATGCGCCCTCCTGCGCCTTCGTGCCGGACATCAGGTGGGCAGGGTTGACGCACTCGCGGCAGCCGCAGGTCCGCCACACCACCCGCTTGCCCAGCAGGCGCCGGCCAGACAGCAGCCATGCCGCCTTCCCACCGGACATCGACGACACGCGGTGTTCGCACAGCGCGCCGGCCGGGATCGACACGCGAGGGACGATGGCCCCGTTCCCGGCTTTGTTCATCGACAGGCCCCACCGCCAGCAGCCCGATTCCTTGTCGATCACGCACCGCTGGCGCAGATCCTCCAGGCAGTAGATGCCGGGCCCGATGCGCTGCGCATTCGGGTTGAACGTGAATTTCTGATGCGAGCCCATTTAAGC